CGTTCGGTTCGATGCATGAACGCTGCGTGGAGCGCCTACTAGGGACGATGCGCACCTATTCGAAGGGGTCCACGCCTTCCGGGTACCCGTTCGGTTCTTGTCATGCCACTCGAAGTCCCCAAGCCTAAGCCGATGCATGAGCTCCCTGTTCTTGCCAGGTTGTACCTGCAAGAAAGGACCTCGGCCGGTGAGTTCTCGGCCAGCACCCTCCCAACGGTCAAGTGGACCTTGAGGGACTTCTGCCGCTTCGTGGCCGACACGCCGCCGTCGGAGTTGGCGCCCCGCCACGTCGAGGAGTACCTGGCCGTCATCAACGTGCGGCGCTCCACGGCCCGTCAGCGGTTCTGCCATCTCCGCCAGTTCTCCCGCTGGCTGGTCCGCCGTGGGCACCTGGCCGTCGATATCACCGCCGACCTCAAGGCGCCCCGCCAGCCTCGGGCGGTGCCCCGGGGGTATCGGCGGGACATTGTGGACGGGCTCCTGGCCGTCGCCCCCGATGTGCGGGCCCGGCTCATCATCCTTCTCGAGGTACAGGAGGGTTTGCGGGCGTGCGAGGTGGCCCGCATCGAGCTTGGTGACGTGGACTACGAAGAGCGGACCCTGCTGGTGCGGGGGAAAGGGGCCCGGGAGCGGATCCTGCCCCTGTCGTCCCAGACGTGGGAGGCCCTCGAGGGGTACCTGGCCGAACACCCGGCGAAGGCCGGGCCGCTCGTCCGGTCTTACACCGAACCGTGGAAAGGCATCTCGGCCGCCCATGTCCAGCACCTCGTGCAGGGTTGGCTCCGACTCGTCGGGGTCGCCTCGGGCGGTGGCCACGGCCTGCGCCACACGATGGCCACCACCCTTCTCCGGGACGCCGGCGCCGATATCCGAGACGTCCAGCAGGCCCTCGGCCACTCGACGCTCCAGTCGACGAGTGTGTACCTGCCGTTCTCCGATGCCCGGAGACTCAGAGTGGTCATGGACGGCCGGTGGTACGGAAGATGAGCTTCGCCTAGCGCACCTGCGTCATCGTCTGGGCCCCGGTGGTCTCGAGGTCGGGGATGGGCGGGACCTGGTCGGAGATGCGCCGTCCGCCCGGGAGCGGCGCCGGCGTGAACGTGGTGAGCAGGGTGGCGAGGGCCCCGGAGGCTCCGCCGGCCACGCCGGACAGGGCGGCGAGGGCGGCGTCCTGGAGCCGGTCGGTGGCCGATAGGCCGATGATGCCGAGGACGGCAGCGGCGGCGATGGCGCCGAGACAAAGAACGGCCAGACGGATGGTCGGCGACTCGGCCTTGGCGGTCACGTCTCGACCACTTCGGATCGGCCGTGGTACGGCGCTCCCGGGCCGAACCCGTGGATCTCGCCGGTGTCGTCCGAATAGATGTAGTAGCCGATGCATCGCCCGGTGGCGGGGTCCCGGAAGAACTCGATTTTGACCGGGCCGTCGATGTTCGGGACGTTCGGATCATCCGGCATGGCGTGTTCCTCCATGGTACGGGCGGGGTGTGACAGGAAGATGCCCCGGGGTACGGCCACGTGGACGTGGTCCCGGTGGTCGGGCCAGACGAGCGGGCCGTAGACGGCGGCGCCGTCGACCCGACGGCCGTTCTTGACGGCGACGGTGACGCCGGGGCCGCTGTAGATGAGCTCGGCGAGCTGGTGGGCGATGACGAGGAAGGCCCGGTAGATCTCGAGCATCTGCTCGGAGGTGGTGGCCGACACGCCGGGGGCGACACCGGCGAAGTCGACGGCCAGGCCGAGGCCGTCGGTGCCTTTCTGTTCGTGGTACGACCGGGGACGTTGGCCTTTGGGGGGATAGCGGACGACGCTGGTGATCCGGTGCGGGAGGCGGGTCGCCTCGAGGTAGGCGATGATCGACCGGGCTTCCCGGGAGACGGTCATCCCAGGCCAATCCAGGTGGCCATAAACACCGGGGAATAGGAGGGTTGGACTTCGAGGTTCCGGGCGGCGGCGGCGGAATTGCGCTGGCCGACGAGGACCTCGACGTAGTCGCCGGCGGCGAATTTCCAGACCGTCGACACCATGAGCCAGAGTGCGACGGCGCCGACGATCGACCGTCCACCCACGCCGGGGGCGATGACGGTACTCCCGTTGACCCGCAGGTAGCACCAGGCCGAGGTGTAATCGTTGCCGGGGGTGAACGCCCCGTGGAAAATCACCTCGTACAGGCCGGCCGTATTGAGGGTGATCCGGCTCGTGTTCGTCACCGTGGAGTGCATACCGTCGGTGTCGTATGCCTCGGTATTGAAGGTGACTACTGAATCGCCGGTGTTCGGAATGGACTGGTTGGCGCTATTACCGACCCGGCACGCCGGCGGGTTCGCCTGGAAGTCGAGCCCGGCCTTGACGGCGGCGGCCCACGTGGCCGGGGCGACGGCGCCGGAGGATTGGGCGGCGGGTGATACGTAGGGCATTTAGATCCCCCAGACGTGCTGGTCCCACCGGGTGGTGTCCCATACGAATACGGGGAGGCCGGCGGCGAGGTTGAAGGGTGAGAGTTGGAGCCGGGTCCGCCAGTAGTGGCCGCCGGTCTCATGGGAGATGGCCTCGACCCGCATGTCGAGGGTGATGACGGCGCCGACGTTTTGCGGCTTCTTTTTGTAGGTGATGCGGTCGCCGAGCTCGAGGGCCAGGATCGCCGGATACAGGTTGGCGGGGTCGCCGGTCAGCTCGAGGGTGACGGCACCCACCCGGCTCCCGGGCGCCTTGTGGGTGTTCACGATCCATTCGGCGTAGGAGCGGGAGTAGGTGTCGCTGTTGTGGAGTAGGCCGTCATGTGTTTCGTCGAGCCAGCCGAACTCGAGGCGGGCGGCATTGTCATAGACGGTGACGGCGACGGACCCTTCCCGGGAGACGGTGGCCCGGGTGACCATCGTGGCCTCGCCGGCGTCGGAGCTCGACGAGCGGTAGGGGAGGCCGGCGCCGGAGTCGGCGTCGACCAGGGTCCCGAGGGACGTGAGGTAGGTGCCGGTGACGCCGGCGTTGCGGCCGAGGAACCGCAGTTTTCCGTCCCGGGCGACGAAGAACCATCCGAGTTCGGTCTCTTCGATTTTCTGGGCGTAGCCGAGGACGGACCCGCCGAGGTTGGTGGCCTGAAGAGTGGTGGTTCCGGCGTCGACGTTGCGGTCTCCGACGGGGACGGCGGCCAGGTCGAGGACCCGGGTCAGGCGGGGCCCGGGCAGATCCCCGTTCCACGGTGTGCGTCCGGCGCTGTTGTGGGCGGCGATCCGGGCCGCCGACAGGGCCGCCGGGTAGATGGCCAGCTCGTCATAGATACCGACGACGGGGAACCGGGCTCCGAGCAGGCCACCGAGATAGATGTTGGGGACGCTCATGTTCCCGGCGGTGGTGGCGCCGGTGTGGGCCAGGGCGCCGTCGATGTAGGCCCGCAGGACCCGGTCGGCGCCGTGGACGAACGCCAGGTGATACGTGCGGCCGACCTCGAACACGGTGGGCAGGTCGCACGTGTAGGTGGTCCCGGCGTTGTTGGTGAACCAGAAGAACAGCGACGAGCCATTCATCTGGATTTGGACGCCGCCGGTGTTCGTGTCGAACGTCGGTTGGGAGGCCCAGAAGAGGACGGGAAGCGCCGTAAGGGTCGAGATGTTGACCCACACCTCGATCGTCCACGGGGCGTGGGTCAGGGTGTACTCGCCGGCGACCCCGCCGGCGACGGCGTTGGCGAACGTGTAGGCCGCCCCGGGATCCCGGACGATGAGGGTGGCGTCTCCGGGGGTTGCGGCGCCGCCGACGAGGGCGCCGTTGCGGCCACCGGCGGTGGAGTCGAGAGCGACGGTCGACCCGGCCGGTTCATCGAGACGCCACCACAAGGCGGGGGCGTCGGCGGCGACCTCGACGGCGTAGACCGACGGGGGTAGCTCGGCCCGGTTGAGGAGCTTGAAGAAGTCGGAGACGGTGAACGTGGCGGTGGCGTCGTTGGGTCCGCCGTAGTTCTGGGCTATGTCGTCGATGTAGCCGAGGAATACGGGATAGGTGACGGCGGCGTAGGTGGCCCGGAACCGGACCCGCCGGTTCGGCCGCAGTTTCCCGTAGTAGGGGCCGGTGACGTGGTCGGGGTCGTATTTCCGACCGTCGTTGCGGAGGGTGAAAATGAGTTGGCCGGTCTCGAAGGCGCCGAGCTCCCGGTTCCGTCCCCGCCGGGTCCCGAGATCCACGAAGTCGGCCGTGACGTCTGTCCAGACGCCGGCGTCGAATTCGATCTCGAGGATGCGGGTCGGGAGCGTGGCCATCGGTCAGGTGGTGAACCCGAGGGGGGTTCGCCGCTGCTTGGCCAGCAGGCCCTGGTGGACGATCTCGGTGATGACCTGGCGGTCGATGACGAGTTGAACGACGGTCGTACCGCCGGCGCCGCCCCCGGCGGGGGTGACGGTCTCGCCGGCCATGGCCAGGATGGGGACCTCGGAGCCGGGCTGGCCGGGGACGGTGCCGCCCTGGTGGAACTCGGGGAGCTTGGGCATCGAGAATCCCTTGCCGCCGAGGCCCGGGACCCAGTCGGGGACTTCGAACGACAGGTTCCCGACGGTGTTGTTCCACGCCTTGGCCACGAGGTTGAACGCTGTTTTGTAGGGCCACAGCACGGCGTCTTTGATGGCCCCGCCGATATTCATGAGCTTCTCAGGGAGGCTGGAGATGAACCCCCACACGTCCTCGGCGGCCTTCTTCACGATATCGAAGGCGCCCTTGACGACGTCCCGGAACGTCTCCGACTTCTGGTAGGCGAGGACCAGGGCGGCGGCCACGGCGCCGATGAGCAGGATGATGCCCATGGGCGGGGTCATCATGGTGGTGGCCAGGCCGCTCATCATCGTCTTCAGGCCGCCGACCATCGGGGCGAGGGCGGTAAACCCCCCGGTGAGGTCCCCGAACGACCGCATCATGTTCGTGGCCCCTTCGGTGGGCAGGCCGAACGCCCCGCCGAGACCGTCGAGGAGATCGGCGGCACCCATGAACTTCGATTCGGATGCGTCGGCCGCCCCGGCGGCGCCGTCTATCGCCCCAGCGAACGAACGGCTTTTCGCTTCGGCCTTGTCGAAGTCGCCGGCCATCGAAACGGCCTTGCTCCCGACGTTGGACAGGGACCGCTCGAGGGAGGCGGAGTCGCCGGCAAAGGTGAGGGTGACGGTATTACCGGCCATCTTCGGAGACCTCCAGGCCACTGGTACGGGCCAGCTGGGCGAGGCCCTGCTGGAGCGCCTTGTAAATCGAGTCCCGGTTCGCCGAATACGTCGGGTACATGTAGCGGCCGCCGGAGACGAACGGGCGGCGTTGCGACTTGTCCCGCCCGATCCGGCCGCCGAAGTCGAGCCACCCGTAATAGGGCGCCTTCTTCGATCCGCCCATCACCCGGGCTTCCCGCTGGGAGCTCATGGCCCGCAGGGAGGCGGCCGCCTTCCCGGTGCGGCGGGGGACCCGGCGGGCGGCGCCGGCGGCCACGGTGTCGGCGGCGGTATTGAGGACCACCCGCAGTTGTTTCTGCGATTCGCCGTCCATCGTCTTGAGGGCCCGCTGGAATTCTCGGAGGCCGGCGATTTTGATCGGTTCGGGGACGCTCATCGGCCCGCCCTGGCCGCTCGCATGTTGGCCACGTCCTGGGCGTGGCGCTTCTGCACGGCCTTCCATTTGAAGTAGGCCCGCCACCGGATGTAGAGCTCGTCGGGCATGTCCTTCACGTACTCCAAAGGCATGTGGAGCTGGAGGGCGAGCTCGTAGTCGAAAGGGTCATCCCTCCCCAGGGCTATCTGTCGCTCCGCCGCTTTTCTGCGCCTCCTCGTCGGCGAGGCGGGAGACCCCCTTGATCTCGACGATGAGCGCCTCGACGGCGTAGCCGGGGGTGTGGCGGTACCACTCTTCGGTTTCGCCGAGGGGGGTGTCGGTGGCGGCGGCGATGAGCAGGATCTCGAGCTCGTCCTTTTCGATGCCGGCGTCGACTCGTCGTTGGAAATCGGCCTGTTCCTGGCGGGTGAAGGGCCGCACGTCGAACAAGGCCCCTTCGATCTCGACCGTTTTGTGGGCCGTCGGCACCTTGGCCAGGGCCATCAGGGCCACACTCCCCGGGTGACGGCGCCGGTGACTTTGAAGTCGGCGGTGAAGGTGACGACCCCGCCGACGGGGGCGGTGCGGGTGTAGCCGACGAGGAAACATTCGCCGGAGTACTTGACCTTGCCGGCGGTGGATCCGCCGGGCCCGAACTCGAAGGTGCTGGTCGTCTCGAGGCCGACCAGGCCGGCGAGGACGGCGTCGGGGCCGGTGGTGGCGGTGTCGTCCCACTTCCCGGAGATCGACACGTCATGTTCGGCCTGGCCGGACACGAATGTCTTATCTTCGGCGCCGGCGGTGGTGGTCTCGCCGAGGTCGACGGAATCGTCGAGGTCGACCGAGTCGAGATAGGCGGTCAAAGTGGCCAGCGTCCCGGCGGCGTTGTCGATCTTAAAGACGAGTCCCTTACCGTGGTAGAAGGCCATCGCTTAGGTCTCCTCGATGGGGGTGATCATGCCGTCTCGCACCAGGAGGGCGGCGGCCTCGGCGTCGAGGAGGACCGTTTCGCCGGCCAGGCCGACGGCACAGTCCCGGAGGATCAGGTAGCGGGCCGTGCCCGATTCTTTGCTGCGGGCCATCAGTCGTAGACCTCCACGTCGAATGAGGCGCCGAGGTAGTCGACGGCGCCGATGGTGACCACGTCCACGCTCGAGCTCGTGACCCGCACCGTTTGGGCGACCCCGCCGAGATCCCCGCCGGATCCCTCGATGGCGCTTTTGATGGAGTCGGCGCCGGTGCCGGCGATGTAGGCGCCGAGGCGGTCCCGGGCGGCCCGCTCCGACACTTTCCCGACGAGCACCGTTACGGGGATGACGATCCGGTCGACTCCCCGCCCGGCGGTCGAGTCGTATTCGACCTCCCGGGGGAGGGAGACGATGGCGGCCGGCGGGGCGGCGTTGTCGGCGGCGTAGTCATAGACCCGAAGGCCGGTGACGCCCACCAGTCGGGCGCCGATGGCGTCCATGACGGCGGTGAGGTCGAGGGCCACCTAGACCACCCACCATTGACGGCGAAAGGGCCGTAGGAGACTCTCGACGTCCGGGTCGAGTTTGGCCAGGAGCCGCATCTCGGAGCCGAACTCGACGGAGCCGGCCACGCCGAACGGGGCGTCTTTGCGTTTCCAGAGACGCTCCGCTTGGATCAGGGCCGCCTCCTTGACCTGGGCGGGGACGGCGCCGGGCCAGCCGAACAAGGCGGTGACGGAGACGGTCGGCCGGTACTGGTTGCGGGGGAACCACCTCGTGCCGAGGGCGATGAGCCGGGTATAGGGGCGGCCGGTGACGGCGGCGTTGGCGGGGTCGAGGCGGTAGTCGGTGCCGAGCGTCCACGTCGTTTCGTAGGAGCCGTCGCCGTTGTCGTCGGTGGCCACCACCAGGCCGGTCGTCGACGAGATGGGGTCGACGACGAGGGCCCCGCCGAGTTGGGGGGAGTAGACCCGCACGGTGGGGGCGCCGTCGGCGGTAAAGGTCCGGTCGCAGAACTGGTCGACCTGGCCGGAGGCGGCATCGAGGGCCAGCTGGAGGGTGGCGTCGTCGCCGGTGTCGGCGGTGGGGATACCGACCCAGCCCTTGAGCTCGTCGAGGGTGGCGTAGGCCATCAGCGGCGCCTCAACTTGCCGAGCCACCGGTCCCGGTCGAACTGCGCTTTGAGGGCGGCGGTACTGGCCGCCGTCCGCCCCTCGAGGCTGGTGATCCGGCCGTCGTTGCGGGCCACGTACTGCTCGAGCTCCGTGATGCGGACGTCGAGGGCGACGACGACGTCGACCAGGTCCGCCACCTTGGGCAGTTTCGGGAGCTCGAGCGGCACGGCGTGCTACTGGCCGTTCTCCCCCGGCTGGGCGTCATGCCCGGTCAGGGTCATCGGGTCGGACGGGTCGACCACGTTCGACACATCGTTCGGCAGCGCCGGGTCGTCTTTGGGGTCGGGCCGGTCGCCAGTGCGGGTGTCGTCGCCGTCCTCGTCGGGGGTCGAGGTGAGGTTGTTGGCCTCGGCCTGGCGGTCGTCGATGCTTTCGAGGAGCGGCGACGTGGCGTCCCCGTTGTCCTGGTCGTTGTCGTTCTTGCGGGCCACTGGTGCCTCCTGGTTATGCGCCGGTACGGACGACGATGGCGTTGGGGTTCTGGACGGCGCCGTCGGCCCGGGCCCAGGCCATGAACCCGGTCTGGCCGTTGGCGGCGTACAGCTCGTTGAGGGTGACGAGGGTCACGTCCTTGACCCGGCGGATGACGTAGGCCTCCCGCAGATCCCCGAAGGCCAGGAACTTGGCGCCGGTGGCCTTCGACGGCATGGCCTGGTCGATGACGACGGGGAACCCGAGGAGGGTGCCCTGGCCGATCTGGCCGCCGATGCCGGCGTCCCCGGCGTTGATCAGGGGGCGGCCGGCGGTGTCCACCATCCCCTGGATGAGCGCCCAGGTGGCCTGGTTCATGAGCCACTTCGCTCCGGGCCAGTAGGCGGTGTCGAGGAATCCGATGGTGGCCAGCAGGTCGGCGTAGGCCAGCGTGCCGATCGTGCCGCTGGTCGTAATAGGGGTGACGATGCCCTGCGGCTGGCCGGTGCCTGTACCGGTCGCCCAGTGAACGGCCTGGAGGCGGGCGATCCGCTCGCCCATGCGGCGGGCCACGAAACTGGCCACGTCGAACGCCGCATCCTGGAGGAGCTCCCAACTCACCTTGAGGGGGAGGTTCCCGGCGCCGCCGGCCATGTACTTGTAGGCCGAGATGGTGCGGGTCCCGAACACGAGGTCGGCTCCGGCGGCGAACGTGCCGCCCTCGGCCACGATCTCGCCGACGTTGGCGGTGTCGTCGACCGTCGGGTAGCTCAACAGGTTGCCTTCGGCGGTGGTGATGACCTCGACGTTCTCGGCGATGCCGCCGTAGTTCTTCATCCGTTCGACGAGCTTGGTTCGGAACCCGGCCGGGACGAGGTAGCCGCCGGCGCTGTTGGTGCCTTCGGACTGGGCCCGGAACTCGGCCAGCTCCGGCGGGGCGTGACCCGTGCGGAGGTACTGCTCGAAGGCCCGGTCCTCCCGGGACTCGTCGCCGCCGGCCACGTTGACGTGGAGGTCGGACCGCACCGGCGTCAGGTAGGCCTGGTGGCGGGAACGGATCTCGGCGTTCTTGCGGGCCATCTCAAGCTTGCCTTCGAGCTCGGCGTACCGCTCCGCTTCTTCGTCGGTGAGGTCCCGCTCCGACCCGTCCTCGGCTTTGGCGCCGTCGATGATTGCCTGCAGGGCGGCAAGGATTTCTTCCACGGTCACGAACTCCTCCGGTGAGTACGGGCCCGGTGGCGGGCCAAGATCAGTTGAGTGCGGCGGTCGAGGCGGGGCGGGGCGAACGTGAGGTGCCGCAGGGTTACGTCCGTCCCGTCGTAAGCGGGCAAGGTGACCACCGACACGTCGAGGAGCCGACGGATCGAGGTGTGGGTCCGGAGCTGGCGGCCGTCAGGGGCGTGGCCGAGCTCGTCCTTCCCGGGGAGAAAACCGAATGAGGCGCCCCGCAGGTCGCCCCGCTCGACGAGCTCCCGGAGATCGTTGGCGTAGGAGGTGTTCGGCAGCTTCGGGATCTCGAAGGCCAGGCCGTCGCCGTCGACGGCCAGGCGGAGCGTCCCGGAAGCGGTACGGCCGAGCAGCATCGTCGGGTTGTGGTCCCGCAATCCGACGACGTCGTCGCCCCGCTCGAGGACCTCGTCGAACGCTTTGGGGGCGATGGCTTCGTAGCCGCCCCGGATCTCGGCCGTCTGGCCGAACACGGCGGCGTGCCCCTCGAGACGGTCGCCGGTGACGGCGGCCCGGAACTCGGCGTGCAACCGGTTCATGCGGGAACCTCCTCGGTCGACCCCGCTCCACCGGCCGGCGCCGCCGGTAGCGGGGCAGGGCCGCCGGCCGGGAGCGGGGCGAGGTTGAACATCCGGCGGATCTCGTCGGTGGTGAGAATCCCCGCCTCCTGCTGCTGGATCAGGAGGGGGATCTCGACCTCCGGCGCCGGTTGAAGCAACCCCTTGTAATCGAACTCACACATCGTCGGCCTCGACAGGAGCCCGGACAGGCGCTGCTCGAGGCGGGTCGTCCACGGCATCAACGTGGTGCGGGCCATCCACCGCAGGAGCTCGGCCACCCCCGACCCCCACGTCGAGGCGCCGTCCTCCATCAACAGCTGCTTCGGGACGCCGTAGATGCGGCACACCTCGACCACGGCGTGCTGGCGGGACTCGAGGAACTGGGCATCGGCCGGCGGGATCGTCCACGGCGTGAACTTGAGTTGGGCGTTAATGAAAGCGATATCGCCGGCGTGGTCGGCGCCGGCCATCTTCGCTTTGAGGGCGGCGACGGCATCCTCGGCGTCCTCCTGCGACAGGCCGTCATCACCGGAGACCAGGCCGCCGAGCAGGAGACCGGAGCCGAACATGCGGGCGGCCGCCTTATCGCCGGCGATCCCGGAAGCGATCGTCTGGCGGTGCGCCTCGATGGGGGACAGGCCCCGGATCCCATCGGTACTCATCCCCGGAATGTGGGTCAACTCGGCGCAGGTCAACTCCCGGAGCGACCCGTCGGCCAGGCGGACCTCGAACCATTTCCGGTAGGCGCCGTCCGGGCCGCCGTAGCGGGCGATCTCCTCCGCCGTCTGGATCGGCTTCACGGTGACGGCGCTCGGCAGGATCGGATACAGACCCACGATGGCGCCGGCGCCGTTGTAGATGTGCTGCAGGTAGGCGTTCCCGTGCAGCAGGAGGTGGACCATCACCAATTCGAGCCACTCGAACTGGGTGTATGCCCCTCCGGGCCCGGCGGGGTTGTCGAGGAAAGAGGGCACTCTCTCCCGCTGCCCAGCACTGTCGGTCCGATAGGCCCGGAGGGGAAGGCCGGCGATCGTGCCGGAAATGATCGCTACCGCCCGGTAGACGGCGGTGAGACCCACGGCGCTCGTCTCATTGACCGAAACGCCGGCCAGGTTGTGGCCCGACATACCGAAGAACTCGGCCAAGGCGGGGTCACCTATGGAGAACGACGGTCCAACCGACCGTTGCTCGACGGCCTCCCAATCGGGACCCATCAAAACCCGGCGCCAAAAACCGGCCACTACGAGTGACCCTAACAGAAGGTGGCACTAGTGCCTAGTGGCACTCCTGACGCCGCACACCTACCCGTCGTTGCGTGCGGTTCTGGGCACGATCTCGTAGCCGTACTCGTAGAGACTCATCCAGAACTGTTGGATGCTCAGGTTCCGGCAGTCGGAGGAGTCAGCCAGTGCCTTCTCAACGGCCTCTCGGGCGGTCATCTCAGGCATCGCCGCTCCCGTCGGTTAGTGCGCCCAAAGCCCGCCACAATTCGTAGAGCGCAAGCTGCGACTTGTCGTCGACTCTGGTGTCACCGCTCACGTAGCGGTCGATCACCAGTTCCAGGGCCTGGCGGTCCACGCACACAGTGTCGGCGGACTGTGCGGGGTTCATACGACGAACACCTTCGCTCGAGGCCGACGCCGGGTGGTGGCGGCCACGTGGTGAGCGATAACGGCGGCCACCGCCAGGTCGATCTTGGCCGGCGAGTCCTTGTCGGCCTTCGTGATGTAGTCGCCGAGCGGCGAGCTCTTCACCACGGCGTTCGAGATGTGGCGGGCGAGGCGGGGATCCCCATCGTGGGACAGGGCGCCTTCCATGACGGCGGCGTAGAAGGCGGTACAGGCCGGCGCCATCCGAGCTCTCGAATAAGTCGGGAACGTCGACACCCGGTCAGGCCAGGCCGCCGCCCACTCGGCGATCTGGGACTCCCAGTACGGCGGGTCGCACAGCATCTCGACGACGTTCCAGGTAGCGAACGCCTCGGCGACCTTCTCGAGGACCTGGCCTCGAGGGACCCGCCACCCCGCCCGGCCCGGGTTCTCCCAGCAGCCGACCACGAACACGTGCATCTCATCGGTGACACCTACCAAAGCGGTGGAGTCGCCGGAGTAGGACCCGTCGAACCCGAGCCATATCCGGGTCCCAGGGGGCGGTACGGAGGCGCCAGGCGCACCACACGCAGCCCAAGCGCCATAGGGCAGCCACGCCTGGTCGGTGGCCGTCCACTGGCCGAGCCGGAACCGGCGGAACTCGTGCTCCGGAAGAAACCCCCGGTCGAACTCGAGCGCCTCCACGAAACCAGGCCGGTCGAAACACGGGTTCGCCCTCCTCCACGCCTCCCGATCATCGAGGTCCGCCGCAGGGTCCGCCTCGAAAATCCGGGCATACAACGACGGGTCCCCCGCCCGGGCCATCTCGTAGAGATCATGGGCCAGGCCGCCCAGGTCATAGCCGGGCGTGGTGATCCCCAGGAGCAGGGCATCGGAGCGGGCGGCGCCGGCCATCTGCATCCCCGCCCACGTCTCCGGGCCCTTCTGCAGATGGACCTCGTCGAAGATGACGAGATGGGGGTTGATCCCCTGCGAGGCCCGGAAGTTGTTCGGGCGCATCTCAATGAACGACCCGGTCTCGGGGACCTCGAAATGCGACTTGAAAATGTGGATGCTGTCCCGCAGGTACTCCGAGGCGCCGATAATGTCCCGGAGCTCCCGGGTGAACGTCGAATTCAGGTTCCGCTCCGAATCGGACACGGCGTACACATGGCGGCGCTCCTTCCGGCACGCCTCCGCCAAAGCCACCAGGGCAGCCAGCCGGGTCTTACCGTTCTTGCGGGCGACCTGGACGTAGGCCACCCTCGGCCGCTTCTCCGCCGTGAGGATCTCCGCCTCCGCCCGCTGCCACGGGTACATCTCGCCGGCGACGAGCTCGAGCCATTCCACGTCGGTGGCGGCCGCTGGGAGGGGCCGCAGGTTCTGGGACTTCGCCCCCGCTTTAAGCGCCACTGTCCGTCACGTCCGACGACTGAGAGCGAAAAATCGAG